TTGACTAGCTACCATGCCGCCCATTCCAATTCCCATTGAGGCGCCCATACCTATTTTTGGCATTTGACGATTAGATAGCATAGATTTTCCATAAGGGTTTCTTAAGCCTTCAGTAAATGCTGATACTGGTCCTCCACCCTGATTATAATACTGGACTCCTGGAATTCTTCCGCCAACCATTCCACCCTTATTCATTCCAAACATCTTCTTTCTTATTTTAGATGTTGACGGAGTCCATGATTTTGAATCCCAGTTTGCATATTTAGTTCGCAATATTTCTCTATCAATTTTACTTAAGCTTTTACCACCTGAACTAAGTACATCCGATGCGGATGATTTAAGAAGTGTGTCCACAATATCTGGCTCAAGAGCCCTTTGAAGACTTCCCTGAGCATTTTTTACATATCCATATGGTCTTTCTTTTTCAAGATTTTCTATAAGTTTTCCATACATTAAGTTTTGTGCTTTAGGAGTAAGACCTGAACTTCCGAATAGTTTCTTGCCCATTCCAATAGACAGTGAAGTTGCTCCCCAACTATCACCCATTTTCCCAAATCTAGCGCCTAAATTTTTAAATGCTGTTCCCTTTGATACGTTTCCAACTACTCCTCCTAAATTATATCCTGGAATCATACCGCCAGAATTTCTTCTAAGAAATGCTTTTGCCATAAGTTTAGCAAGAGCCTTCCTGCTACTGTTATAAGATTTTCCACTAAATGTTCCAAGCATTCCTTTTGCAAGGCCAGATAAATTAGACTTATCAATTGTAGTTAGACCATTTTTAGACTTAACAAGTGTTTCTAGAGCGGCAATTTCTTTTCCATCTCTTGGACCCATTGGCTGAAGCACAGAATTAAATATTGATTTAAATGATTTAGATCCAACTTTTATTTGACTAAATGATTTAGATGGTATTACATTTTGTTGAAACCATTTTTCAAATGTCATATCTCCATTTTTCCCACCAAAAGTTCTGTTATCTTTTTCAAGTTTCTTTATCATTTCAGCAAATACTTTATTGAACTTATCTTTATTAAGTGAAGATCCTCCCAATTCATCTGATGTAGTCATAAATGGTTCAAATGGATGATTTCCAGATGATATTGCTTTTCTAAATTCTTTAGCTAATTGTGGTCCAGTCAAACCTTTTCCAACAGAACGAGTTGCTTGATTGGCATATTGTGTCATCCAGATAGGTATGCCCTTACCAACACTTACGGTTTTGCCGTATCCTCTTGTTCCTCTTACTTTTTTCAAGTCGCCTGCGGATCCTTCTGCTACGTGACTTCTTTCTAATTTTATCTGCCCGCCTGTATTATAATTAGGACCACCAAATCCTTGACCGCCATTTATTGAATATAGCAATGGTAGGTTTTCTTGTGTGGCTTTTTTATTAACAACAAATTCTCCTGGAGTAAGCATTGCTGGAACTGTATCTGTATTGCCTGTTCCTGGAACAATATTACCTGTATTAAACTTTTTAGGCATTGTGGTTTCTGTTGAATATCCACCACCCCAAGTTCTTACTCCTAATGATTTAGCAATTTTGTCAAGAATTCCAGATGCTTTTCTATTTGGTCTAAATATTTCTTTAATGTTTGATTTTCCAGTATTACTTACAATAGGCTGATTAACTAAAGGAACTTGAGTTAAGTTTGCAGTTCTTCCTAATCCAGCTGCTACCTGTGATGTTGTTTGAGCCATCAATCTTTCTAGTTCAGCATTAACTGCAATTATTTTTGTGCGAGCCGCATCTACTGTTATTTTACCAGACTGAAGTTGTCTAACAATTGCCGCTGACTCTGCTGCTGCATTAGATGTTAGCTTTGTCATTGCTGGTAGGAGTTGACCGAATGTACTGTTTATTTCTGCGCTGAATGTTCCAGTTCTAGCAATTTCTTTTTTAAGCGCAGCAACTTCTTGTTTTGTCATCATAGACAAAGAACCCATCATTGCATGCCACTTTGCTGCTTCTCCTGCAACAATTCCAGTTGAAACTCCCTTAGAAGTTGTTAGTCCTTCATATTGTGGGAAATTGTCTCCCATAAATATTTGTGGCACTGCTCCTATTTTTTGATTTACAGGAATTGGTGCTGGTGTAACTGAGTGAATAGTTTGTGAGTCTCTCTGTGACTGAGACATTCCAGATCTTGGATTATGGTGTGCTGCTGCTCTAGTTCCTGGTTTTCCAACAAGTGGGTGTGATGGATTTACACTTCCTGCCATTATTGTTGTTCCGCCAACAGTTGATACTGCTGGATTTACTGCTACTGCAGCTGACATTGCTCTTTGTTCTAATGTTGCAAATTCCGCAGAGAGTGATGAGATTGCTTGCTTTAATACAGCAGCGGCTTTTGCATCGCTATAAAAAGTTTGTTCTACTAAATTTCCAGCTTTTTGTGCTGCAAGTATTTCTGGTGTTAATAGCTTCCATCCTTCTCCACCTTTAAAGAAAGACCTAAAGTGTGAAGCTCCTTTAATAATATATCCAAAGAAGTTTGCAAGTACACCAGTTAACATAATTAATGGACCAGATGCAGCAGTAATCATTCCAATAAACCCTAGTGCTTGCTTAATTGGGTTTGGTAAAGCCTGTACAAAATCTAATATTCCATTAACAAACTTTATTAAAGAAGTATTAATTTTTAAGAATTGTTCTCCAACCCCAGCAAGATCTGCTCTAAGACCTTCAAGAGCTCTTTTATATTTACCAGAAGCCGATTCTGTTACCATACTTAATTCTCGACCCGCAACGTTTGCCAACTCTTCAGAGCTTGCTTTCATCAAATCTAGTACCTGTAGTGTTTGGCTTCCTTGTTTTCCAAGATTCTCAAACAAAGCATTCATACGTGCAAATTGAAATTTACCAAATAGCTGTTCTAATGCCTGTTGTTTCTGCAAAGGATTTAAAGTTTCTAAAGCTGCCTGCAACTCTAAAATTGTAGCTGTGGTATCTCCTGCATTTCTTTGAACTATATCTGTTAAAGATATTCCAAATCCTTCAAACATTCCTTTTGCTACTTTAGTTGGATTAATTAAAGATGCAAGACCTGACTTTAATGCGTTTGCTCCCTCTGAAGCACTAATTCCACCTTCACGCATAGCGGTTAAATAAAGAGCTAGATCTTTTACATCTCCGCCAAGACCTTTAACAATTGGTCCTGCTTTAGGAATTGCTTCTACTAAATCGTTAAGCGTTGTTGATGTCTGGTTTTCAACTGCGTTAAGAAAGTTAATTGATTCAGATAACTCTTCTGTATTTTGCTTAAATGCTGTTTGAATTGCAAGTGTTGCTTTCATTGCATCTTGTCTATCTACTTCACCAAGTACTGCAAGACGACTTGTTTCCCTAACAGATCCAAGTAATTCATTTCCTTGTTTTCCAGTAGCAGCAATATCCGCCGCTAATGCAATTGTATCTGAAAATGATCTTCCATAAGCTTTTGATATTTCAGTTGCAGTTTTTATTACATCCTGTCTTACTTTACCTAGTTCTTGTGAAGAGGTTGCTGCAATGCCTCCGTAAACCTTTGTTAATCTAACAAGTTCTTGGTCTGCTGTTTTAAATGCATCTGAGGCAGCTTTTCCAAATGCCACAAGCGGCACTGTTAATCCTACTGTTAATTGACGACCAGCCCACTGTGTATTTTTACCCCAGTTAATTAATTGACCAGCACCTTCTTGAATGACCTTATTCATGATCATTAATTCTTGTTTTGCTATTGCTGTTTTATTTTTTACTAAATCTAAACCTCTTGGAATATGAACATTGTATTGCATCATACCTTCGGCATTTCTGCCCAGTGGTTGAAGAATTGAATTTTGTAATTGGACTTGTTGTCTAGCCAAATCCCTTATCATTCCGCCGTTTGTTTTTACATGCTGCGAGTAAGTTTGAAAAAACTTACCAAGTTTCATTTGGCCTTTATCTAATTGAGAGCCAAACTTTTCTACGTCTGAGCTTAGGCTAACGAAGTGTGTTGAGAATTGCCCAGTGCTTCGCATTGTTTCTGCAAAGGATCTGTTCATTACAGCAACTTGTGCTGCTAATGTTTTATTGGTTGCCTGTAGTTTGTCTTGTAAACCTGTTAAGGCTGAAGATACCTTATTAAGATCTGTAATAAGATTTGAGAAATCAGATTTAGCAACTATGTTCGTTACTATTTGTTCTTCAGCCATTAACTATATTCTACTCCTTAGAGTATCCTAACCCTGCCCCAATACCAAATCCTTGCTGTGTTGCAAGTGGGCCTTGTAAAGAAACTACATCATCTCCTGATGCATCTATTCCCAAAGCCCTTCTTTGTATATCTTCGAAGGTTGGACCTTCTGTTTTTTCTTCTCCATTTAGGTTTACACCTTGTAAAGAAGCCAAGAATTTTCTTTTTTCTTCTTCAGTCTTTTGCATAGACTTAAATGTTTGTATTAACTCTGGCATTGAAAGACTTTCTTCTAGTTCTTCGTAATTTTTCCAATTACCTAAAAGAAAAACTTCCCCTAGCAATGCGGCTAAATCTAATTCTGACCAGCCAGAACCATTGCCGCTAGTTGGTTTGGGTCGTCAAGTTTAATCCCTCCGCAAACATCAAGAATGCGATTGATTGTTGGCATGTCCAAAGCTTCTTCTAAGGCATCTTTATCTGCTACCAAATCTGGTAACTGTGACTGTATTGCAATTCCGCATGCGTTAATTAGAATTGTTAATGTTTCGTCTTCATTTTCTGCCGCTTGTGTTTTTTGAATTTCTGCCATAAACAGGCGTAGCGCCTTAATGCTTAGTGGCTTTAGTTTAATCTTTGAACCATTTTGCAGTTCAATTTCTTCTACATTGTATACGGTTGTAGCCAATTTATCCTCCTAGGATTGTCTAAATTATTATAACATATAGGCATTATCACTACAAATAGAAAGGCCCCCAAATAAATGGGGGCCTCTATAATTTAATTAATTAAATTAAACTGTTAATACACGGTCAATAATCTTGCCGTATTCTGCTCCTGCATATGCTGCATCTGGAAGAAGACGGAAAGTTACTGGGAATGTGGTTGCTTGACTACGAGCCAAAGAGAACTGTGACTGTTGTACTGACAAAACACGACGTGCATAATATACACGCTCTGTTGCTGTCGCATCTGCTGTTGGTGCTGCACCAACTGCAATTAATTGACGCTCTGTTGGGACCGCACCTAGTGCACCTGCCTCAAGTTTTAGAGTATTTGTTTGTGTTAGTCCAGTTCCTGATGAAACTAATGAGTCACCCTGTTGTCCGAAAACTACAAGAATATTTTCTAGTGTTCCTTCGGACATTTCTGTTGCGATCATAACCTCCATCGCAGACTTGAACAGCTTAGCTGTATCAAGTAGCTGATCTACCGTTACTGAATCGTATGTTGGGTTGTAAGTGATTTGAAGACCGTTGTTGGTATAGCCAACGTTACGGTACTTTGAACCATCTAAACCGTTTAATGTATCTGTGTATGATTCTCCAGATACGTATGCAGCTGCTGCTGCTGAACCTGGCTCCTGTACTGCATAACCTGACTGCGTTGAGTCCTTTTCAGAAATGAAAAGTGGTGATGCACCTACAAGAATATTTTTGGCATTGTTAAATGACATTTACTACCTCCTGTATTTTAAACTATATATATATATTTTAAAAATCAAGCTGGCTAGGCTTCTTTCCTCATATCCAATGATACGGGATTTGGGCCTATAAAGCAATCTACAGGAATCTTCCTGCTTGGTCTGTTATTCTAGAGTATTTAATCTCTAATGTAATATCTGCTGAAAGGAACCCTTGTAGCTCTTGAGAAGGTTCAGTTGGGGATATGTCTGCTATAAATATGCTATGGAATTTAAATTTATCATTTATATTATCTGATCTATTTATATCCCTAGCAGAGTCGTCCATACGCCTAAATAAATCGGTCATTAAATTTCTAATTTCGGCTATTTCAGAAACATCTGTTGAGTAGATGGTAAATAGTAGTTGCTCACAGCATATAAGCCAATTGTCTTCATATGATAATCCAACCTTGTCGTACACAATATGTTTTTTACCACTCAGAAATTGATTCATTTCTGGAGACTGCTGTATTGGAATAATAGGGATTATGACGTCTCCAAGAGAGTCGCTGTAATACTCTTCTGGGTCAAATACGTTATACGCTACTAGGTTATCCCACAAATACTTTCTAATTTCAAACATTGCGTCTAATTTATAATTAGCTGTCATATCATTGCACCCCCAAATGATTGTTCTATTGCTGAGTCCGCCATTGATCTAATTGAGTTTGGGGAGAATGAATATTGAACTCTTTTAATTGGGGCAGGCAGCCTTAATGCCTTGGAAATTTCTGAATTAAATATCTGTTGAAACCCAGATTTTCTAATAGCATTATTTACTAAATTACCACTAAAGAATCTTGAATAATATAATTGAAATTGATTTTTAACACTAGGTCCTCCTGGCCTTTTAACGGTCACTGAGGCCCCTATTGGCATGAACACTGTTCTACCATTAGATTCAAATACTAGCCTCTCAGAATGGCGTGGAGCAATTATTAGAGGCATTCCTGCTTCCATCACGGAAGCTTTGTTAATAAAAACATGTTTTCTATTATTTTCTGGTGATGGAACGAATGATTTAGATGGCTGTAATTCATAATTTATTTTAAATGAAATGCCGTCCATGTCAATTGTTTTTAATTTAAATAATCTAGCGCTCTTATTTCCAACCCTTTTCCACTCATAAACATGGTGTAGGGATTTTGGTTTTGACCTGGCCTGAGCATCTATATGCTCTCCAAAATCTTTATTTATTTGAGTAAAGATTATCTTCTTAAATGCACTTTTAAATCTTTTACTATTATTAAATTTAGCTATTACATTAGCCTCGTAATATAGGGCTGCTGATATTTGCGCTATATTGCTATCTTTGATTAAAGAGTCATTAGGTTGTCCATGCATTAGCCGCTCTAATCCAGAAGCAGCCTGTAACAACATTATGTTAGATTCCAATTTGCTGGTTCTCCGATCTTCTTAATACGGCACTCCATGCAAGAACATCTCCAAATGGATCTGTCATTGGGGTTACTCCGACTACTTCAAATACGGTTGGGGTGTCATTTGGATAGTCTAATTCTGTCCAAATATTTGCCCCATGCTCTGTTCTAATATTTGTAATTTTTTCTCTAATAGACAGCTTTGAATTTGTTCTAACTTCTATGACTTGGACATTTTCATATTTATTTCCAAGAACTTGCCTATCTCCGCTTCTTGCTGTTGCAGTGTTACTGATCACGCCTTTTGCATAACAAGAAACTGTTTTTATGTAATTCCATTCTTTTTTAATTGCCCCAGTAGATACGTCTTGGGAGTCCGACTGCTTGTAGACATCCATAAGCATAGAAAACGAAGCATCTACTACTCTAAACATCAGATTACCATTAATTGAGTTAATACATATGGAAGAAGTATTTGGTCTACGTATACATTTCCTGTTCCACGATATGCTTCTGCATTGTACTCGAACTTCCAATCAAATGACTGAACATTGTTTACGTATTTTGCTCTCCAAATAGAGTCTTTAGAAAAATAATCTTTCATTAACTCTATACATGCTATTTCAATATCGTCTGGTACGGAATCCCATCCATACCTTCCTTGCACACGATATCTATAATCTTTTATAAAAACACCAGAACCATTGTCATTAATTGATGGAGGAACCATTCCGTTTGCTGTATACACTGTATTGTCTAGCATGTCTGCTCTGTTAATTCTTATTCCAAAACCAGATTCTGTTACTTGAGTTGCATAGTTCCAATTATTTATTTCATTAATGGTGTCTAATAATAAAATATCATTTGAATATAATTTGTGCAACGTGTTTAATTTAAAAGGTAATGGAAGGATGTCTGAACCCGAACCATAGGCAACTTGAACATCATCATATAGACAAAACTTTTGGCCAGTATAGTTTTCTATTACTTTTCGTGCATATTTCTCCGCCATTACTAGTTCGTGATATGTTTTATAATTTGGATCAGAAGGATCAGTTCCAAAACCCATATCTTCAATAGCTTCTGATAGGTTGCAATACGGCTGCACTACGTCAACATACGTTACATGGTTTTGAGATTGGCTATTTATTTGGTATGCCCAATTAACTTTAAACTTTTTTATTCTATTAGTTAAGTTATATGGAATATTTATTTTATATGAACCATTATCAGTTTCTATTTTTGTTGCCTGAATAGAAAGAACTGGGGTTGCTGGATTTACTGCTGGCGTTACGGCAGGATCTTCTGTAATATCATAAACTGTAGCCATGACGTAATCACTGTCCGCATCTATGATTTCGCCACCAAAAATTATTTTTGTTGCTGTTGGTGAATTAGTGTTTATGTATACTTCTGCCATTTTAAAGATTTAGTTTAGCTGTAGAAGTCTTGCGCTTCCTTTGGTGTGGCTAATCTAAAACCATCCTCCTTATCAAAAATTTCTTGAGCTGTATCTTCTGACATTGCTGCAAAGGGATGATTCCTTGTGAATGTATATCCCATTGTATCGTATCTGTGGTTAGCCCTAGTCATTCTTACAAGAACTTCGTCCTTGCCTTGCTTTTTCTTTACATCAAATCTTGGTAAAACTTCAATCTCTTCTTCTGCATCATCTATGTCTTTAAGTGTTTTTGAGTATACCGCCCAGGTAACACCTTCTTCTGCTAGCGCTGCAATTACGTCTGTTTTGCTTTTTACG